TACTAACATTATTTCTTGTCGGCTGCGAACATATAGTTGTTAGCCATAGCCCACGCTGTGAACTTCTTGTTGGTCATTACTACGCTCTGCTTGTTGTACTTGGGCTGACGCACACCATTGGCAAAGAGTCCTTGCGCTTCCTTGTCGAGCCTGTCCATGTATGTCATCAACGCATCCATCCATGACGCTTCGATGTTTGATAACGTGCGATACACCACCATACACACCGCCGACGCTGAATCCGGTACTCGTGCGTTCATCGGGTCTTTCTTGATGGATTCAAGTGATGGAAGCTGATCTGCCAGTGCAACAAAGGATAACAAGTCAAGACCACCACGCTCACCGATTGTGCCCATGAGTGCTGCACGTAATGTCTGCTCGTCAATGCTGTGACGCTTCTTCAAGATGTTACTTGCGGCTTCCAACGAACGTGGTGTCACGAACGCAGCCATTGGTACTTGTGGGTGATATACATAGGGGTTAGTCGGATTGCCACGGTCATCGGTTGGGTGCTTGATGTCCTCGAAACTCTGGAACAATGAGGGATTATCTTTTACCCAGCCCAACAAGCTGTGGTCGATACCCGCATTGATAGCAAAGTCCTCAATCCACTCCATGTTGGTAGGTTTACGTGTCTGCACAATGGTCATACGGTTACGTGCATGGGGGGGTAGTAAGTCACCCACTCCCTCTGCCCCTAGGTTAGTAGTCGCAAACACCAAGCTGCTAGGAAGTAACTCGTGCGAACCAATCTTGCGCTCTAAGATGATACGCAGCATAGCGTTCTTGACTGCGGGGTTAGCCTTACCGAACTCATCAATCATCAGGATGATCGGCTTACCCAAGTGCACACCCAACTCTTCGTTAGGCACGAACCGCACGAACCCCTGCTCGTCCATAGTCTGCAACGAGGGGATGCTGATGTCACCCAAGTCCTTAGTCGTACAGTCAAAGTAGCAGGGTACGTGGTTGGGGTACTCCTTGGCTAACAGCTTAAGTAGGGTTGACTTGCCTGTACCCATAGGGCCTTGGACAAGTACGGTGTTATCGTCGCCGACAGCTTTAATCAGCGAGAAAGTTTGGGGTAATGACAGTGCATTGAGTATTGTGGTGTATGACATATTATGATGCTCCGATTGTTAGTAGGGTGATAACAAGTTAGGGGGAAACACTCCCCCATAAAAACTACAGGTCAATACTAGGCAAAGCCTTAATGATCTCGTCCACCGCACGTTTAGTTGTTGCACGTAGGTATCCGTCCTCCCGCAATGCTTCCGGTGTTACACCACGCAGAGTATCTTCGAGCCGGTTCTTCATGGCACTCATCTGCGTGTCGTTCGTGATGTTGCAAGCATCCAGTAGTTCTACCATCTCGACCACGTTATCCACGAGCGAGTCACGGAATACCTTCTTAGTCTGTCCATCTGCATAGTCGAGTCGTTCGCTCATCTTGGTCAAGGCTGTATGTGTACGCTGCCACAAGTCACCCATTGCGTTGTTAAGTTGTGTTGTGTAGTAGTTTGTGTACTTATCTGCCAGTGCAGCCATTGCTTCGTTACCTATGTCAAGTCTAAAGTCACCTACGTCCGGCACAGGCATTTCGTGCAGTTTGAATCTGAACTTGTTACGGATGGCTTCGGTACTCGGGTACTCGTCGGGGTTGAACAAGTCACCTAACTTGACCTGTGACTGTCCAATCTCCCATTGGTATGCGTCCAGAAAGATATTCGTGAGACGGTAAAACTCCTGCTCTAACTCACTCATTGCCTTGGAATACTTGTTGAGGTACACCGATGTAGGTACGAGCCGCATCCCCATGTCCGACCAAGGCATACTCATTGAGTAGTGGATGTTACGTGCGTTGGCTGCAAACTTACTCACTGCGTCCAATTCAGCGCAGTCACCTAAGAGCTTCTTGTTTACGTTGGCAACACCTGATGCTGCGTTATTGGTTGCAGTCACCGCACGAGATGCTGTCTTGTCGAGACGTCGCGCTGTCCAGACTGAGATGCTAAGTTCTACGAGGATTGCAGAGGACGAGATGGTTGGGATAGAAGTGGTAGTTGGTGGGTTGATCGCATTGAATGCGTCAGCAAAGGGCGTCGTTGTTGCTTGCATGGTAATTCTCCGTTGGGTTAGTACATTGTTAGTAGCCTACTAACAGGTTGTCGTAGGCTTGGTCTTGGTTTGTTTCGCTTTACTCATCTTACAACTACATTATAGCATAGTACACTACGTTTGTCAATGTTTAGGGAAGGTATGTCACGTTTTACTATATACTACTAAAACTCTTCGGGTTCACCGTGTATCGTCTCGCACTCACGTATGTCCATGCAACCTGCTTCGAACCCCTTCTGGTACTCCTTGCAAGTGTCGTATGCGTGGATGTTGATTGCACCGTGTACTGCGTCCTGATAACCTCGGGTGTAATCCTCGGGTGTGCGGTTAATGTATTTGGTTTGGTTAGTCATCTTCGTTCTCCTCGATGGGTTTTACTTCAATCAGGTCATACACTTCTATATAAGTCGAATCGGTTTTAGTCTCGTCAAACAATTCACAAGCGTTCTCCTCAGCTTGTTCATAGTCCTCGGCTTCTATCTCAACGATCTGATACTGCGACCGCAGTAATGTGCACTCGAACTTTTTCATTTCGCGCTCCTTATATACTTCGGGTTAAGGTCTTTCAGGTCGTTCAAGTCGGTAACCTTTACGTAGTTACCCTTGTGCATCGGCACGATAGTGTGCCGGACGTTCTGGGCTTTACCCTCACCGCAGGGCATACACCATTTGTACCCAAGGTTCTTTCGGGCACGAGAAAACGTTTCCCCGCACGATACGCACGAGGGCTTCATTGTCTTACTCATTTACTTCTCCTTGTTAGTAGGCTACTAACACGTAGCCCCGTTGGTTCATTTCGCTTTTCGTACTCCGTACTTCATCCTACAACTCCATTATAGCATGGTATGACACGTTTGTCAATGTTTAGGGAAGGGCTGATAGCGTTTGTCAAGGTCTGCAAAGTAGGTGTTGTATGGGTGTTAGCAGCCTACTAACAAGGGAAAAAATGGAAGTGGTGAAACGTGTGTAAACATATAAGTTCCATAAAGTTCTTATAAAGTGACGCAGAGGTGCTTGCAAGTCCTTGATTTTATTGATAAGTTCTTTATTTAAAATCACGAGCCTTTTTGAGTACCCCCAAGGTTTTAAAAGTTAAACTATATTATCTTATGGTGTGTTGAAAAAAATTTTGGCGCCGGTCAAATCTGGCAGAAAAAGAACTTTATATAATGTATTTTTATTTAGATAAGATAATATATATATAAACACATTTAAGTACGTTCTGTGTTGTGTGTTTTACTAATGGCTGCAAGTTCTAGCCACGATACTGTACAAAACATAAAGTTCCTGACGCCCGAGAACTTTATGGAACTTTATGGAACATTAGGAACAAATCAAAAAGCCTTGCAGATCAAGCACTTACGCTGAACCATACTCAGGACAGCACGTTTTGTCACGTTTGCTCTGGAACTTTATACCGCCCCTTGCACGCCACGCTGCTCAGAAAACTGGTATCGGGGTGTTAGTAACCTACTAACAAGAAAAAAAGAGTTGACAAACAAGGAAAAAAGCTTTAAGCTGGGCACAGCTTAAAGAAATTGGCAACCCTAAAATAATAAAAAATGCCCGATGCACCTCGTGCGCCACGCCCTTCGGGTTCTGGTTCTTTTCGTGCGCCACGCCCTTCGGGTTCTGGTTCTTTTCGTGCGCCATGCTGCTCAGAAAACTGGTATCAGGGGACACAGAATCTACAACACTAAATAAATGTTAGTAGCCTACTAACAAAAGAAAAAAGACTTGGGGGGATTTGTACGTTACCGAATGAAACGTATAGACGCAAAAAAGCCCCCTTTCGGGGGCTAGGTTTAGCAGGGTAAGGTCTTACAGGAAACAGGCAAGCAACAAGACCACTGCGAATAAGCAAACTGCGAGAATATCTGTTTTCATGTTTAGTAGCAGAGGGTTTCCCCTCCGCTATCCGTTAGAGTTTACAGAGCTGGCATTGCACCTTTTGCGGCCTTGATGGTTTTAATCACGTGCAAGATGTCAAAATCCGCACCTTCCAACTTTTCCAACTTGGTGACCGCATCGGCTAGCAATTTCTGGATGCGTTGGATTTCTGACATTTCCGCTTTTTCCTCTTTTTCGGAAATCAACTTGCGGACACGTGCCAGCTTAGAGCCGATTTTTTGTTGCGTTTCACGTTTAAACAGCTTTGCGCTGTCATCAAGGGTTTTCGTTTCTTTAATCAATACTGCCTGTTCCGCTTTGTTGAAACCCGCAACGATAGCCGTTTTGACTTCGGTAACTAGCGCAGCGTTTCCGCCGTTCGCTTCGGTTTCAAGCATTGACGCTTGAACGCCATCAGCGATCAAAAGGTCGCGCAGTTTTGCCCACTGGTTATCGGCGGAACCATCGGCGCGAACAGCAGCGGAAACAGCGGACAATGTTGTATTACTAAGAGTGATTTGCTTTGCATTCATTTTAATTCTCCAAGTGTAGATCTCGTTTGCGTTTGCATCCAATCAACCTACAACTGAATTATAGTCCTCTTATCTAAACGTGTCAAGTCGTGTTGTTTAATGTTGTTTGATTATGTTCGATGTTAGTAGCCTACTAACAAAGCCTGAAAACTGGCATCCCCTGACCCCACCGTACCCGCACCCCCCGCTTGGTCAGCAAGGTACGTGGCATAGTCTAGTAGTTCTATTTCCCACACTTAATCACCATACCCCTGCGTTTGGAAACACCCCCCCATGCAAAAACTTAGCCCCCTAAAAAAATTTTATATATAAAAAGTAAGGCGTTTGCATTACTCTATGTTAGTTGCACAAACCTGTAAGATGTAATACAGTACGAGTATCGGTCTTAGACCTGCGTAAAACTAACATGACACTGATGCTCACTCCAGACCTAGGTGTGCCTATTTCCCCGGATACTAATATAGTTGACCTGCGGGAACGGGCTGCTGCACTCTGCGCTACCATTGAAATCCTTGAAGAACATGGCTTGGAAATTACCCCGACACAGGGAGATAAAGACCTTGCCGCCACCCTTGTAGAAGCTTATGCAGCGAATCCAGAAAAAGCCAGTAAGACGGTATCTACGCAGCGTGCGGCGAAACTTACGCCTGCATCCCTTATACAGACTCGCGTTATTCTCGATGAATTCGGTACAGCGGTTGCAAGACATGCAGTCGAAATACGCCACCTTGTCACAAACAAGTTACTATTAGAAACAGAAAACCCAGACCCACGGGTGCGTATCCGTGCGTTAGAACTGCTGGGCAAGATCACAGACGTTGGGCTGTTTACAGATAAAACTGAGGTTACAGTTACCCACCAGTCAACCGATGACTTGCGCAAAAAACTACGTGAAAAGTTTAACCGGCTAATAGATAGGGCGCATAACGCGACTGACATCGTTGAAATCGACGACGGCGTAATAGATGTGCACGATGAGTTGGGACTAGACAATGGGTAATTCGGTACTTGACTTTACCGAAGAAGAGCTTAGTATCATGCTGGCTCGACTAGACGAGTTTACCCCCGAAGAACAAGCCGAGATCGAGCAACTTGCTACTGTATTAGAAGACAGGGTGCAGTCACAGGACTGCCGAGATGACCTGATTGCCTTCTGCCAACACATGCAGGCTGACTATAAAGTAGGTAAACACCACCGGATATTGGCAAATCTGCTCATGGAGATTGCAGAAGGTAGGAAAGATCGGGTCTGTGTAAACATCCCACCCCGTCACGGCAAGAGTCAGCTTGTATCTATATACTTCCCAGCGTGGTTTATCGGTAAATTCCCGAACAAGAAGGTCATGATGGTGTCCCACACCACTGATTTAGCGGTGGATTTTGGTCGAAAAGTGCGAAATATTGTTGATAACCCACTATATAAGCAGATTTTCCCGACTGTACACCTTGCAAGTGACTCAAAATCAGCCGGTAGGTGGAACACAAACATGGGTGGTGAGTACTACGCCTGTGGTATTGGCTCATCCATCGCTGGTCGAGGTGCAGATTTGCTGTTAGTAGACGACCCACACTCGGAACAGGACGTTATTAACGGTAATTTTGAGGTTTTTGAGAAAGCATACGAGTGGTTTACGTACGGTGCACGGACACGTTTGATGCCGGGCGGTCGGGTAGCGATTATTCAGACTCGTTGGCACTTGGATGACCTGACCGGTCGTGTTGTAAAAGACATGGCGATGAACGAAGGCTCCGATCAGTACGATGTTGTAGAGTTTCCTGCCATTATTGAGGCAACG